TAAAATAGAATTATGTTAATACACTTTTAACACATTTTTATGCATATCTACAGACATACAGCACAATACGAAAAAAAGGCTATTCCTGATTCACCAAAACATATGTTAATTTACAAAACCATATGCAAAAAATGGGTTTTTTTTACCCAATAGACGTTTTTACAAGATTTGGTGATATAAAAAAACCGTTAATTTATGTTATAATGAATCTTTATGCATGTTTTTCTTCTCTTTATGCATTTTTTGTTCTTGAAAACACTCCAAAACTTAACGAAAACAACCCGAAAACTCTTGGAAGCATTCCAAAACACCCCAAATATGGCAAATGTTAAAAAATTTCTAATCCATTATTTGCCATTATTTGTTGAATTCTTTAACAGTTCGTGTTAAAAAAACTTACAAGCGTTAATTTTGTGTTAAATATTTCAGATTTTAAACTTCTTTAATATTTAATTTATACATAAAGTAAAAAAAACATACAATACAAATGCTAAAATAATTTAATCAATGTTAATTTTAAGTTAATTTAACATATCTTAATACTCATTAACGTGCATTTTAATTATCTAATAATCAACGACTTAATACTAAACTAAATACTAATATTAATAATAATAATATATATAGTATGGTATAAGTAATATTTATATATATATATATAGTATTCCGTTATAAAAAAGTGAAAAGTTTTTCACGGGGTGCGAAAATTCGTTTCACAAAAAGTGGATTTTTACTGATTATCAACGATTTAAAATGCTTGAAAAAAAATGTTAACGGTTTTTAGGGGCATTTTTAGGGGAAAAAACGGCTACTTTTATTTCCCGTTGCAGATATCGATAAAATATTGATATTGGGGAAAAACAGTTGCTATCTCGTATAATTGCACGAATTGAGACTCTGTACATAATTGTATGTACTTGTATTTTTCCCCGTCCCTTTTAAGGACCCAAAAAGTCCCGTCATAAACGCCTGCCCCATGCACGGCCCGATGGACATAGGCATTATAATCCATCCAAAAGCCTAAAGTGTCGGCCTTTTCGGCATGCGCCCGTCCGTACAGGATGGCTTTTGCAACCCGTCGGCAAGCCCTGTTAACAGGCAGAGATGCCGGGCAACCCGACAAAAATACCTGATAACTTATCGTAGCATACTCACGTTTTGGCTTAATATCCGAAAAGGAGCAAAAATACGTTTCCACAGGCGCGTCGGGCTGCGGCCTGCCGGGTTTTGACGGGAGATAGGGGAAAGACAGCCTGCAATTCCTTACACGCGCCCTCCTTACTCGCGTGGTTGCAACAAAGCCGCCTTCGACACCCCACAAAACGAGCTGTGGAGTATCGATAAGCGGAAGCGTACTCGGCTCGACACACGGCTTCTTAAATGTAAGAAGGTACGAGCCTGACAAAAGTTCTTCGTGTCGTATCATGATTTTTTAGGCCCTTGTGGGCCGTTTAGATAATTTATTTGTAATTGTACCACTTTTATATTAAAGTGGCTAAAAAGGGCATAGAAATAGCTGTGCGCGCATTCTGCTAATAGGTAGCTGTTCGCAAGCTTTTCCCCGTCTCTCCCTTAATCAGACTAATGTAGAATTGAAACTAATTCTTACCGTGTTCTTTTTGAAAGAAACTTCTGAATTATTTCTTCGGCAGTCCCTTTAAGGACCTTTGTAATAGTGTCCGATTCGCCGCAAAAGGCTCCTGTTCCGCGAAATCGGGACATACACAGCGTGTATGTTCCGTCGACAGTTAGATATTCGATTAGCGGAGTAACGGATTCGCTTCCTACATGACATGTACTACTTATTAGTACATTAATTTCGATAGCTTTAAATCTTTCCATTTTAAATATTTTTTTAGTTTGACCCCCATTCCGGGGGGTTTCGTCTTAATTTTCAAAGACTCGTCAGAAACTTTAATATTTTTCCGCCCTCATGATTACAAAACCAGGGACGGATACTATAAAGCCATCTTTCCTGATACAGAAGTTTTTATTTCCATTTTTTTTTCGGGTTCCACGCGTGAGCAGCCCGGGAAGCTTTTAATTAATATTTGTTCCGCCGTCGGTAACGAACCGAATAACAGCTACCTGTTCGGCGGAGAGGGCTAAATTTCGAAAATGTCTGTTACCCTTACTATACTTTTGTATAGAGGACTAGACTTTTTTACAAAAGTAAAACAAACGTTAACGAGCCCATTGTCTAGAGACAAATTTATCTCTATAGCCTCTCTATATTCGTCTACAGAGATGCCTAAGAAACTAGCTATTTCATCTAATTCCACTTCTTTATTCCAGAAGCGGTAAATAGCTGTTAAATACTCTTCGTGTTCGTTATAAACAGATTTTACTGTTTTTACTTCAAAACCGTTCTCTTTCGCGAACTCTGTAAAATCTCCGTTCGATCCTGAACAAATCGTTTCGCCTTCTTTTACCAGAATTTCCATAGCGTTTAATACAACGCTATCAATTTTTTCTGTTGTAGTCATAATTTTTGCGCCGAATTGCTGTTGCCGCCAGCCGGACCAGCCGGAAATTGATTATTATTTTTTAATTTTAAATAAAATCTTATTGTTCGACAATTCGAACATTACTTTTACGCCTACTAATTTACATGTCATCAAAAAACATTCGGCGTTTGACTTAGAAACTAATACGTTTCCATTCTTTTTAAGCGTGTTGAGATCTACAAAGTTATTACTGTATGTTTTCATAATTTTTACTATTAAGACTTAATAAACATCCGCTATAAAGCAATTTGGCTCGAACTCTTCGGCCCTTCCCACTTCGTTTTTCCCGAATTTTCCGTTATCCTGTGTGGGTAACGAGTCAAAATACTCTTGCATGGCCATTTCAGCCTCCTCAACTCCGGGAACGGAGTTTTTGTCTACAAACGACAGCTCAATTTTCTCTGTACGAGAACAAAAAACTGATACCATTCCGTAACTGCTTAAAAATCTTTCCATTTTATTATCTCCTATTAATTAATTGTTAATATTCAAATCTTTCGTCTGCATTTTTACGGGCTTCGAACCGCCTAAAAGGCTGCATTAAAGATCACACAGCAGCAGCAGCAACCACCGCCGTGTGATATCTTACTTAATTTTTTGAAGTAAGATAAAAAATCTTGCATGCAAGATGCATCCAATCGCGCTGGTCCCGTCTCCAGACACCTTGTACCCATACTTTTTAGCCGCCTTTTCAAGCAGCTTTACTTCGTTGCTAGACAAAGAGTAGACATTTTTATTAAAGTTAACCCCAGCGTTTTGCAGCTCTTTTTTTGCTTCTCTATATATTGTTTTCATAATCGTTTGTTTTTAAGTGATTAATTTATTTGTTCCTGAAGTATCTATCAGGTTTGTTCGGGCGCCGGAATCGAACCCGCATAAACCATTACCCGATAAGTTAATTCATAGTAGCGTATAGCGCGCCTTAATTGCTATATGCTTATTGCTTAGACTTTGCGGACTACTATGTTATGTTATCCGCGCTTAATCGCGGTTTACTGACCCCAGCACCAGCTACCTGGTGTTTATCAATCAGCTTTATTATAGTCTCAGAATGTCAAAGATCGAAAAACCAAAAGCGCAAAGCATAGGCATAGCCCGTGCAGGTTGAACGCTTTCAACACCACAAAGATACAACACCTTTATACTAAAACCAAATATTTTAGTATATATTTTTTATGTTTAACAACATGTTTTTGAAGCGTGTACTTTATATCAATTTGTATACATTTTGCCCGGGGCTTCTTCTACAGTGCCCGGGGCTTCTTCTACAGCAAGCCGGAGGTGGGGTGCTTTGGGTTTTTTAAAAAAAAGGGGAGGGCGCGCTTATCCCCCTAAAAAAATCCGTCAAAAAAAGCAGAAAGCGGAACAGTAAAGCTCTTTAGAGCGTCTGTGTAGTCTCTTTAGAGCGTCTGTGTAGTCTAAGGCGGAACAGTTAAAAATCGTAAAAAGACAAGAAAGTGGTGTTAATTGTAGTACAATATAAAAAAAGGTTGTTATATTTGTAGATAAAAAAGATAGATATATGTCAATTAATCCAAAAATAGACATTCAAAAAATTTACGTCCATGACAATACTTGTACGTATGGAGATAAGTCGTGGGACGTCGGCACGTTGTTTGCTGCTTCTAAAGATTTAGAGCCTTACGACCTTCAACTGTCTGCGCTTGATCTTTCTATGCCTTTTGCAACCGCTGATACAATATCTTTGTTTTGTTATCAGATGAAACGGGTACAAGATGCAGACCTGTCATATCCGATTATCCAAGCTCCTGATGGGTGGATAATGGATGGGCTTCATAGGATAGTAAAGGCTATAATGAATGGTGCCACGACAATAAAGGCCGTGCGCCTTCCTGTGTTACCTGAGCCTGATAGGATTATCAGCGTTACCTGAATCGGATAGGATAGGCCTGAACCGGATAGGATAGGATAAACTAAAAAAAATATGCAAAAAAATAAACTAAAAAAATATGCAAAATCATGACAATTTACAAAGAGACTGTTTTATGTGGATTTGGAATGAAAAAAAAGCCTTGCGTTATCTTTGTTTCACTACCCGAAACAATCTGACTACTCAATTGTCAGATAAAGAGTCTCAGATAAAGATGTCTCAAATGAAGTCGTTGGGAATGGTAAGGGGTACTACTGATTTAGTATTTTTTTACGCAGGGCGGTTTTATGGGATGGATATGAAGGTGGGCAATGACAGATTGAGAAAAGAGCAGATAGAGTTTGGTGAAGCGTTGGTACGTCAGGGAGGTGCATACTGTGAGATCAGGTCGTTGGAGCAGTTTAAGGAGGAAATTGAATCAATACTAAAAAACGGATGTTTATGTTCGGAGTTAGAGCAAAGATAAAATATTTAGCTACGCATAAGTGGTACCATCCATACTTTGGTTATTGGTGGGATTTGTTTACAGAGAGGCATTTGAAGAGCCGCAAGGGTGAGTGTGTTGACTGCATTAATTGCTGTAAACACTGGGGTTATATATGCCCTCATGCCAACCTAAAGACTAAAAGATGTGATATATATGACAACAGGACGTGTTTGATTTGGTTCCCAATATCTAAAAAAGAGTTGGATTATTTTTACAAGATAAAAGGGAAAGGATTTAAGTGTAAATATACATGGGACAAGGACAAAAAGTAGCGCAGAATGGGACAGATAGCAACATATAAGGACGGTTATGAGCAGCATGAAGTAAGTGTAAGTCGGATGGGTCATGAGTGGCTGGATGATTCCCGTGAGAATTTTTGCAGGTTTTTGGTTGCTCGTCAGGGTCTTGTATCAGCTTATAAGCAAGCGATCAATCCGAATGTAACTGATGCGGCAGCCCTCTCCCTTGCCACCGCGTTGGCACGTACGGCGGTTGTTGCAGAGCGTATAAACAAGTTGGAGGAAGACAGGATACTGGTTCGTAATGCGACCAAAGAATGTCTGATAAGTGATGTAGTCCGTATGTATCGTGTCAATGCTTGCGATTATTTTTCTGATGACTTAGAGACGTTAAAGCCAAAGACTGAATGGACAGAAGATATGAAGATGGCGTGTTCGTCTATTGAGCGTACTAAATATGGATGGAAGTTGACATTATATGGTAAGGATATAGCGATAGACAGGATTGTAAATATGTTAGGTTATAATGCCCCCAAGCAGTCAGAGATCAAATATACAAACGACTTTGGTTCTATGACGGATGAAGAGGTGGAAAAGATTGCAACGGAAGATGTAGATTATGAAGAGATATAACATATCTTATTAGAGCGCTTAGAGCGCAAGGTAACATATATTATTAGAGCGCAAGGTGGCTGGAGGATATACAATATGGTCAAAGAAGAGAGCAGACAGATATTAGAGCGTAAGGCGGCGGCTCGTATTGAGTTATACAGGCGTGCAGCATTGAAGGGCGATTTCTGGTCGTACCTCTTATATATGGATTTCAAGTTCTTTAACAGCAGAAAAGAGATATTAAGGCCGATTGCCGACACATTACAGAATGTTGTCGATGCTTATGGCGAAGGGCGCATTGCAAGGGTAGCCATATCACTTCCGCCGCGTAGTGGAAAAAGCTGGATTATAACACAGCTCTGTGCTTTCATGCTGGGACATCATCCCGAAGAATCCATCATGCGAAATACATGTACTGCAACTTTATATAAAAAGTTGTCAAAGGATACGCGTGCAGTGATCCAATCCCCAAAATGGCAGGATTTATTTAACGTCAAATTAAAGACTAAGGGCGTTGACACATGGTCCTTAGAGCCTGCAAGGCAGACTTCATACTTCGGTGGGGGTACAGGTTCAACGATCATCGGTTTTGGAGCATCCATGCTTGATATATCCGATGACTTGTATAAGAATTGGGAAGATGCAATGTCTGATGACAATAACGCCAAGGTGCTGACATGGGCTTCAGCTGTTCGTGGTTCGCGTGTTGAAAGGGGTTGTTGCAGAATAGATATTGGGACAAGATGGAGAACAAATGATGTAATTGGAGTTTCTGAACGCGATGGGCTATATGATTATGTTATAAGCACTCCTGCCATGACACCGGACAATAAGTCTTTTTGTGAGGCTGTCCAGACTACCGAACACTACCTGCGTGAGAAAGCCAACGTGCCGGAAGAGGTTTGGTCAGCAGAATATATGCAACAACCGCTTGATATAAAAGGCAGGTTATTTGCTCCGGCAGACATGGAGTGGTTTGAAGAAGGTGAAATGCCGGACTTTGATTGTGCTGCAAATATTGGGGTTTGTGATAGTGCGGATAATGGTAGGGATTACCTTTCTTTTCCGATGTGTAAAAAGATTGGAAATAAATATTACATTTACGATTGGTTATTTGCTCGAGATCCTATGGCAACAACGGAGCATTTGGTAAGAGGAAAAATTATTGCAAATGGATTACATAATGTGAGGTTTGAAAGCAATAACGGTGGTAAGTTATTTGCAAAAAATGTAGCTGATGGATGCAAAGGATGTTCTGTTACATGGAAAACAACAACACAAAATAAAGAGATAAGAATACTTAATGACTCAGAGTGGATAAAAAGAAATATGGTATTTAGAAAGCAAAGAACGGATAAAGACGGCTATCCTATCCAAGATGATTATAGCAATGCAATAAAACAGGTATTGTGTTTTATTCGTGGAACAGAGAACAGAAATCAAAAGGATGATGCTCCTGATTCGTTGAGTATGCTTAGAAGATTTATTGAGGAGTTGGGATTGAATCATGTTAATAGGGTTGATGATAGGGAGGCATGGGAGAGCGTGCCGGTTAGTTTAAGTAATTTAAGAGTATAGCCTTTATTGGGCACAATTTAATACAATAGTATATGAACATCAAACAGATTGAAACGCTGTCATTCAGCGACCAGATGAAGGTATTGAAGAAGAACGGCAACTGCATGGACTTCGGGGATATTGAACGTAACATAATGTTCTTTGAGAACGAGCATCCCATACTTTGCGACCCAGATATGGATGATTATGATATTCAAGAGGAGCAATTCGATTCTAATGGCAAGCTCATAAAGAATCCTGACGGTACCCCAGCAATGAAAACAGTCAGGATAAAGCGCACCAGATTAGTATTACCATACCCACAACAGATTGTAAGCTCTATGGTGGCATGGCTATATGGCAGTGATATAAGCATAGTCATGGAAGGGGACAGGTCTGACAAGGACGCACAGGAGGCTTTTGAGAAATTAAAGGAAATATTGGATAAGGACGTCAGGTTAATGTCTGTCCTTAAAGAAGCGACAAGAGCGTGCGGTGTTGAGACGCGCTCGGCTATTCAATTCTTTTATGACAAGGATAGCGACAAGATAAAGGCAGATGTTCTATCTTATGGCAAAGGTCATAAGTTATGGAGGCACAAGGATGACTATGGGAAGGTTGATTGTGTTATTGTTGAATACAGGCGTGACAAGATTGACAATGGAAGATTAAAGGAAAAAGTTCTAACAACAGATATATGGACATCCGACGGATTGAAAAGGTACGAGGGTACTAAATTGGTAGAAACGCAAAAAGCACCAATCAATAAACTGTTGTTTGATTACCTTGAACAGGAATATTCGGAGTTTGAGTTTGTCAAGGAATTAATAAGTAAGCAAGACTATGCCCGTTCACAACATTCGGAGGTTAACACAAAGATCGGCAGTCCATCCTTGGTTGTTTATGGAAAGATTTCAAAAAAGCCACGGACAAATGGCGGAGTGACTGTTTATGAAGTTGAAGCTACAAATGATTTTGATTCAAGCAAGTCGGGTACAGGAAAGATGGAATATTTACAGCTGGAGTCTGCACCTGAATCTGTCAAGCTGGAGATGACGATGAATGAGAATGACATTTACCGTTTCACGTGGCCGGATCTTAATAAGTTGATGACCGATATGAAGAATGGCAATATGTCGGGGCAATCCATGAAACTAACGTTCTTGCAGGCATTCGTTAAGTTAGCAGAGAAACAAGAAGTGCATGATGAGTTTGTACAGAGAGCGCTGAATATAGTTCGTGATATGGCGGCAGATTTATATCCTGAATATATTGGGATGAAAGACTTAAAGGTTTCATTTCACTACAACTCAATCCTTCCTGATTCTACTTCAGAACTTGTAAATATGTTAGCCGTTGCTGTCGGGGCAGGTATAACATCGCAGGAGAACGCCGTACGGATACTGGATATTAATCTACCTGAGACGATGCAGGAGATACACCGTGAAGTGCTAAATGATGCGATAAAGACGCAAAAAGCGGCACAGGTTAAGGTAGTTGAAAATCCGAGAAATGAAGAAGGAGTAAATTAAACTAATATATGAAGAAAGTATATCAGACGATTGTAGATAAAGGTAATGGCAATTGTATGCAAGCTGTCGTTGCCTCGTTATTCGACTTAGAACTAAAAGATGTTCCTCATTTTTTAGAATATGGAAAAAAATGGTATGAGGTATTTGATAACTTTTTTATTGATAAGGGATATGATAATATTTGCTATATTAATAGAATGGACGATGATACTTTAGATTTTATGAAAGAAATAGCGCATTTCGATGGTGGAATAAATGGTTTTCTTTTTGGTGTTATCAATTCTCAAACATACGAAGACACAACTCACGCCGTTGTTATAGATAAGGACTTAAATATTATCCATGATCCAAATCCAAACGGTAAAGCGTTAAGCCTAACACCGAATGATGTAATTGGATTTTATGTAACATCACATCTTGTTATAACACAAGATAAAAGAATTATCACTTATGATGAATATTGCAACATATAGCAAAAATATTTTTATGTTATACAACATAGTTTAAAAACATTTACTATATTTACAACAATTTTAAACAAATTATTTTATGGCAGTTGAACAAGCAGTTATCGACGGTAAACTCCAGACGGAGGGTATCGACGCACAGCTATCAAAGGGGATTCAGTTTGAGACAGAGGAGGCGTTGAATGAATGGGTTGGTGTAGCCAAAACATTTGTGACGAAACCGAAATCGATTGATGAATATACCAAAGAAGAGCTGGAAGAGATTCTAAAGAACCCAACACCTACGGCAAAAGGCTTGCAGGGGTTTGCTGATGCACTAAGGCAAAAGCAGACTAAGCAAGAGCCGCCAAAGCAGCCTAAAGAAGTCGAACTACCCGAAGAAGTGAAAGCCAAATTGGATAAGTTGGATGAATTTTTAGGTAAGAGTGAAAAGGCTCAAAAAGAATCGGCATTTAATGCAGAGTTATCAAAACACACCAATGGACTTGATTCGTATGAAGTAGAGTTGATTAAACACAAGCTGACGGTTGACGCTAAACCCGAAGACATCAAGAAAGAAGTGGAAGCTTTTCGTTCTTATATGGTCAAGAAAGGTTTTGACGGATACAAGGTTGGCGGAGGTGGCAAGGCAAATCCGACTGATGATAACTCACTTGACGAAGCTGTTAAGAGATTGAAAGAGAAAAGAGATAAACAATTTAAAAAATAACAATTATGGGAAAGTATTTTGAAACAAAAGCCGCACCCGCCGCTGAACCACAGATTTGGGCACATACCAAACAGATGGAAGACGGCCTTGGTGGCGGTTCCCTTGTAGCTACCGACCTTGTGGCCGGTTCTACGCTAAAGAAAGGGGCGTTGATTTATTGGGACGGTGCAGGCGCTACCCGCAACGTATATCCTATCAAAAATGCAGAGGTTATCACCGGTGGCACAACTACCGCACCTCGCGTAAAAAAGAACCATCTTTTCAAAGTTGGTAACTTTGGTTTTGTAAGTGGTGATGCCGTGACTATCAATTCTATTGATACATCTAATGCTGCTTATGATGTAATCACTTTTAGTGCAGCTTGTACTGGCGCAACTGCTGGAGCATATATCGAGCAAGCTACTTCCGCAGGAGCGACACCAACAATCCTGCGTAATGCAAATGCTATTCTTGGTGAAACAATATATGATGTTCAGGGTTCAGAGCCTTGCACAGTTGTTCTTTGGATCTTCCAAGCTATTGAGAAAGCACGGTTGCCGTATGCAGCTTCTGCTTTGCGCCTTGCCGATTTGTCTAACCTTAAATTCGTATAAGCTATGGCACTAACATTTAACGAGTATATTGCGGAATCTAAACTCTATCAGTCCTTTGTGACTAAACTTAGTCCGCTGTTGACCGAACCACGTTTCAGTCAATATTTAACCCCAATGTATAATAAAACTAAAAATTGGCAAGGTGTTGAAGCCGTCATTGGCCGTATCCCTATGGCTTCTTTGGTTGATGAACATAGTGGTCGTCCTTTGATTGGAACAGCAAAGCCTGCTTCTATCATGGGTCAGTTGCCTACCTTTGGTAACTCTATCACCTTCTCGTCTGATGATTTGGATAAAATCGAAGAGCTTGAAGATGCTATCCGTAGGAATGTAGCACAGCCTGATATGTTGGTTGAGTTCTTGGTAACACGCTATATGGACTTATTGGCAGGTGGCCCATTGACCTCTATTGATAAGCTCATGTTTGAGGCATGGTCTAATGGTACTTGTACTATTGCTGCTGCCGACAACCTTGCTAAGCTGCCACTACAGGTAGATTGGGCGATTCAGAAATATCACGTAGCAAATGTTTGGAGTGATGCAGCAAATGCAACACCACTTCTTGACTTGAAGAACTTCTACAAAAAGATTGATGCTGATTTGGGTATCACCGTTGATACGTTGACGATGAACGAAAGCGAGTTGGATAAAGTGTTGGCAGCAGCTTCTACAAAGGCAGCTATCACCTCTTATCTGCAACAAGGCGCAGGAAGCATCAAGATTACTGGTATGCCTTCACAGGACAACGTAGACCTGCTGTTGACTGGTCAATACCGTTTGCCGAAGATTTCGACCATCAATCACAAGATTGACATCTTTGACACAAATGGTATCGACATCAAGTCACGTATCAATGCGTTCCAAGATGCACGTGTAGCTGCTACCGTAGGCACTGATTTGGGATACTTCATGTACACCCCTGCTGCTGAACAGAAACGTCCGGATAAGTACAAGGCTTATGCTAACGCACCTAACGAAGTATTGTTGGCAAGCATTACCCGCAACGGTTCAGTATATATGGAATCTACCTTGAACGCTATTCCTGTTCTTGCTATCCGTAAGAAAATGGCTATCTTGGTTACTGATGACACAACTACTGGAAGCGCATTAGTATAATGACGAACCTACAGGCATATATGGCTTACTACCCAGATGAGAGCATAGCAACTCTCACCTTGGGTAGCTATGCTATCGACCCAACGCTAAGCGATGCAAACACTGCATCATCAGCATTGGCAATGATAGATATGGCTTTGAAGCCTGACTATAAACAAGGTTCAACAAGTGAGGCGATGTCTGATAAGACAAGGGGCTATCTTATCTCAAAAGGAAAAACCATACTCAAATCTTTGGATATTGAGTACATTGATGGTGGCTCTGGTGTAACGATTAACGCAAGGCAGATATGAGCACCTTTAGATATTCATATACGGCGACAATGACGACGGGTAGTACCATTGACGAAAACGGGAATCCTATTGTTGGAACTCCTGTAATGTTTGCTTGTGATTTTCAACCTACTGTTTCTGATACTAAAATCAAAGAAGGAAGTTCTTTTATCCAAACGGCGTTTAAGCTGTTTGTTCCACCTGCTTTGAATGGCTATCTTCCATTGTTAGCAGAAAATGGTGCATTCATTATCACAGAAGAAGGTTCATATATTAATGTAGGTGACAGACAGATATCTTTTTTGATTGGTACAGAGATTACATGCAACAACATAAAAGGAGTTATTTGTGCTATTTATCCAACTAAGTTAAATACCGAGATATGGGTAAAATGAAGCAACTATGGAAGTTATCTGATATCAAGAAAGAGATTCTTCCTATCAGAGAGGGGAAATACAAAGAATCAGAGTTGATTGATTCCTTATTCTCCATTGGTGTAGATATGGCAAGAAAGGCAAAGGGGGAACATGGATATAGAAACATAAAAGGTGAGCTTGAGTCATCCGTAGGCATTGTTATAATAAAGAATCGTAGGGAAATAGCACAATGGCAGATATTGGCAACAACAGGCAGCGATCCGTCGCTTGGCATCCGTGATATGGAGAAATGCATATCATCACAGATATTGGGTAAGGATGAGCTTCCTGATGGTACTATAATTCCGGAAAAAGGGTTAGCATGCATTGTCTTTGCGGCAGCGCCATACGCAGCAGCCGTTCAATTGCGAAAGAAGAAAGTCTTGCTTGATTTTGCACCGAGTGATGCGTATGTATTTAATATTCTTAAAACAATAGTAAAATGACAACTAATATTTAGGTAAAATGAACAATACCATTTTTGATGTAATAAAAGGACTTCGTACGGCCTTGCTACCTATAGGAATAACCATCTATAAAGAGGTTAAGCCTGAATCGGAGTTGGGTAAATGCCTTGTCCTTACTTATGTTCCGCGCAAAAAAAATAACGTGAACAGCATCAATGATGTGATTGTTTTATTATATTTACCGAAGATTTCAGGGATGGCTGATACCGCGTCCATACAAACATATTGCGGTCAGATATCATCTGCTTTAAAAGATTATGATGCAACAAATGGTGTCATCTTCTTCAATGAATTGCAAGAGCCAGTAACAACAAATATGGACAACGGATATACAGCGACGCAATATACTTTTTATACAATTAATTCATAACTTAAAAAAAATAAACAATTATGGCAGCAACAAGTGGACAATTTAACTTAGTCGAGATTACAGGATTAAGTTATGCTGATGCTGATTTGGTTGCGGGTGTAATCCCGACAACGCTTACATCATTGTCAGGTCTTATTAAGGATGGAACGGTAAATACTGATTTTCCGGAGCCGTCAGTAACAACTGAATATGATGAGATAAACCAATCGGCATACAGGGTTCGTCTGGGTCAGGTTCAGAATAAGGTATCAATTCAGCTTGTAACATCAAGAGCGGTTGAAATAGCCAATTTCTGGGGAAAGGCATTCGTAGCCGGTACGGCTGGGACGACGCCTGACAAGCTTACTGTAGGTAAAAGTGCCGCAGTAAATAAGTATGTAAAGATCACAGGGAAAAACAATGAGGGCCAGATCATAACGATAGAATTGCTGAATGCAAGACCTGTTAGTTCATGGAGTGGAAACATGGGGGCCAATCAGGAAACTGTTGGTGTTACCGTTAACTTCTATCTGCTTCAAAGCGCTGATGGGTCAGGCGCAGAGGCTTATATCAACCCGGCATTCTGATAATAAATTTTATTAACTATTGGAGGAGGGGGGATATTTATATATTTCCCCTTTTTTTAATTAAAAATTAATATGGATAATGAAGTTAAGATAGAGGATTTTCTCCAAATGGATGCATCTATTATAACGCGTGCTCCTTTTGAATATATGTTAGGTGATGAAACGTTAGTCGTTCCTGTTCTAAAAATGGAGGATGTAGTTAAGATGAATCCATATATTGTATCTATTGCAAAACAGGATTTAGACGATTTGCAGGAAAATATAGAGGAGGGGCGTATCAGCACTTTTGCAGAGTTTATTGAGAAATACGCAGATACGGTAAAGAAAATAGTACATATAGCTGTAGGTAAGGACATATCGAAGGAGGCTACTCTTGATGATTACACCGCTTTGCTATTTGCTACATTATACCGAATACACGGTGAATCTTTTCTAAAATCTATCAGCTTAATCCTAAAGTTGAGCCTACAAACAAAAGCGGGGATAATAGCCGCCGAGAAGAGATATATGACTTTACCAAATTGTTAGTTGTGGCAAACAAACTTTTTGGTTTTACTCCGGATTATACTCTTTCCATGTCTTGGCGATTACTTTTAAATATGATAGAAGAGGATAGTTCATTGGAAAATGCTGAAAATAAAAAGGGTATAAGTAAAGATAGCAATACCGGTGGTGAAATATTACAGGGAATAATAGTAAATGATAGACCAATTAACAGACATCAAATAGAAATTCCGGCAGGAGAATAATACTACAATAATATGAACAGTAATCAACTTTTTTGGGCAACAGGTATAAATAATAGCGGCTTACAAACAGATGCTGATCAGGCAGAAGCAATTTTTGCCAGAATGTCAACTAATATAAATCAGAAACTTGATTTGATTATACAGAAATATAAGGAATTGCAAAAAACGGCAAAAGTTAAGTTTGAGAATCCGGTTGATCCTAATATGATTTCATCTATAAAACTGCAGATTAGTGAATTGACTAGAACGATTGATACTGAAATAAATAAGTTAGGTAAGTTTACGGCTACTTATGATCAGTCGATGCAAAAGATTAAGGCTGCAACTGCCAAAATATCAAATGTTAAAAGTGGGAGTCCTATCGCGCCAATGGTTGAAGGCATAAGGACAGATGTGGCCAAGGCGGACAAAGAGATTTCTTTTCTTGCACGCAGATTTCAATATATGTGGGGATCAATGCTTGCCTATGGGTCAGTTCGGCTTTTCCAAAATTTAGGTTCAGATATTATTCGGGTTAAGCAGCAGTTTGAATATGCACAGGTAGCCATTGATTCTTTTGTCGGCAGTGGAGAGAAAGGGAAAAAAGTATTCAGTGATCTTATGGCTTTTGCCGTCAAATCACCGAAGCAAATAACAGATATAGTAGATGCCGCAAAGCAAATGTTGGCATATGGTGATAAGGCAGAAACGGTATTACAATCTGTTAAGATGCTAGCCGACGTCTCATCTGGTTCAGGACAATCAATAAAAGACATTGCTTATCTATATGGTACATCAATGACACAAGGACGTTTATATCAGCGCGATTTATTTCAATTTGCCAATAGGGGTATTCCTATCTATGATGCGTTGGCCAATACGATGGGCAAGTCTAAAGAACAAATATTAAAATTAACATCCGCAGGTCAGGTGGGATTCCCACAGCTCCAAAAAGCTATAGAATCATTAACATCCGCAGGAGGGCAATATTACGGGATGTCTGAACGTATGGCATCCTCTACATCAGGTCAGTTGTCCAACTTAAAAGATAAGTGGACATTGGCAGTAAAGGATATTGGCGAGAGCCAGGACGGCCTTATCAATTCAAGCATACAGGGAATAACCTATCTGATTGATCATTGGGAGTCACTAGGGAAAGCGATAATGTCCGTTGTTGCTGTTATGGGTACATATCAGGTTGCAAAAGCAATGATAGGATGGGAATATAGCGCAAAAGCGGCAGCGGCTAATCTTGCGGAAATACAATCGCTGGAAGTCCTAATATCAGAAGAAGCAAAGGCCTCTATAGCTAAACAGTCGTTGGTTGTTGGTAGTGTAGAGTATGCGGCGGCAATAAAATCAGAAGTGGCGTTAATCATAGCATCTGCCAACGCAGAGGCTGATTCTGCATTGAAGAGAGAGGCATCTGCTACCGTGAAATATTTGGATGCACAGGCATCGCTGGCATCTGCTACAGGAGAGAGTGTCCTAATAGCAAAAGAAAATTTAAGTATAGCCACAATAGATAAAAACATAGCTGCACGTGAATCTAAAATAGCAATAGCAAAAGCAGAATCAATACAAAATACAGTAAATACAGCCACCTTAGCCGGAGAGAAAGCAGGGACGGATTTGGTGACAGCCGCAAAGGTTAGACTTACTGCCGTCACAAGAACGCTATATGCAACAATGTCCGCACATCCATACGCGGCAGTTGCAGTTGCAGTAATGGCTGTTGTAAGTGCCATGTGGGCATTATCAGACAGTTCTACAGCCGCAGAAAAGGCAAACAGGAAATTAAAAAAGGCCTTAGACGATATCCAATCACAGGCTGATAGGAAAAACAAATTATTCAGTGATAATCTTGATAAGATAAAGAACAAAACCCTCGATGGGACTACTGAACAGATAAAGGCCTATCAAGTTCTTCATAATGTTTTTGGGAAAATAATAGGAGATATGACCCTACAGCAACTTAAGGCTGTTAATTCTACTGATATACAAAATAAGGCCGCCAGAGCGGTAGATTACAGTGTGCAGCTATTGGGCAGGGAAAATGCTTTGAACAAGATAAAAAACGAGTTGATAGCAAAGCAAACCGAACTATCCAAATATCCAAAAAGGGGGACAAGTACTGCGCCATCTATTTCCCCTAGTCCTGGCAGGTTGAGACTTGAATTGGACATTTCCTCTTTATCAAATCAATATACTTTGGCTTTAAATGAGTATAACAGATATAAAGTTGATTTTAAAAAAGCAAATGATGTTAAATCAAAAGAAGAAATAGTACACGACAAAGCTTTTTGGACAGAAAAAAAGAGAATAGCGGAGGAAACATTAAATTCTATTTCTGATACCAATAGGGCTGCCCTTGACAGGTTATATAAAGGAAAATCCATAAAAAGCGTATCAGGAGTTGATGCTGAAACAGTAAAAAGATATAATGCCGCAAGAAAGAATCAGGAGATGGCAGACAAAGCCCTTCTTATCTATAATGATAAACAAGAATTAAGAAATGCAAATATAGAGAAAAAACAAAAAATAAGTACGCAAAAGAGGCTCAATGAGATAGAGAAAGAAAAAGAAAAAATAATAGATGCAGGAACTAAAGCGGAAATAGATTACGCTGATGCGAAATTATCTGCTATGGATGAGGGTTATGCAAAAGAAAAACTTCAATTGGATATAAAACACAGGGAAAGATTAGTTAAAATAAAGAAACAGGCAGAAGAATTGCTCGTTGAGCAAAACAAGATATCTGTTAATGAATTTCTTGTTAAAAATCCCAAAGGAGTACCGCCAAAAGCATCTACGCGCCTTGATGCATCCAATCAAAAAATAATTGATACTCTCATAAATGCAGAAACTTTACAAAACGAAGCGGCAGAGAAAAAATTATTAAAAGACAAACTCATAGAATATGGTGATTATAATACAGAACGTCTGGAGATCGAGCGTAAATTCAATGCTGATATCTTAGCATTGGCAGAAGAAAGAAGAATTGCCGAACTGGCTCTTGAAAATGCCAGTACCACACAAGACAGAGAAAAGGCACAAAAAACGATTAAAAGCATTGACTCCGCCACCATTCAAGCAAAAGTTAATGAGGCGAAAGCTTTGATGAATCAGTCTTTTGAAAAACTAAAAGAAAGACCGGAATTTTCTATGGCTTTTGACGACTTGGATAATACTGCCACTTCAACTTTAGAGCATTTAGAGTCAGAGCTGGAAAAATTCAAGGATACCGCCGCTTCCACAATGAAACCTACTGATATTAAGGAATATGTAAAGACCTTAAATGATGTAATGGATAAATTGACAGAACGAGATCCCTTTGGCGTTTTAGCTAAAAGAAAAAAAGAATTAGCTGATGCAGAGAATGCCCTTGCTATAGCAAAAGCAAATTTGGACACTGTTAATTCAGGAGGTTCAGTCATATCCGGATATAAGCCTCAATCTATAGAAAGGCCGACATCAAAAGGGCAAAAGGGGATAGGTATAGGTACTACCTCTGTATCTAAGCTAACGCCGGTATATCTTACACTTACTTCTG